CTGAGGCTGCTGCACGCCGTAACAAAATGGAAGCCCGTAAGGCTGCTGGTGGCAAGAACTCGGCTGAGAATATTGCTAAGCGTCAGCAGAAGCGTGCTGAAATGCGTAAGAAAAACAACAAAAAGAAGTAATCATTATGGCTAAGAACCCTAAGGGTCGTAAAGCCAGTAAAGTTCAAGGCGGTTTTAGTCTTGATGATTTGTTGGAGTTTTTAGGTAAGTCCACTGGTCAAATTAAGGCTGGTGGTAAAGCAGCGTATGGTTCGGCAGCGAATGCTGCCGCCACTAAGGCTGTTGGTAAACTTGGTCCTAAGTTGCTTCGTGAAGCGGATTCTTGGACTACTGGCGGTTTAGGTTCTTTGGGTTATGATTTGGCTACTGGTAAACCTATGACTGCTGGTACTGTTGGCGCTAATGCTGGTTGGGGTGCACTCAATTTTTTGCCTGTGGGTAAACTTGCTAAAGTTGGTGGGAAAACTTATAAAACTGCTAGGTCGGCAACTGAGGCGGCTAAACAGTTGCGTATGTTAAATATGATATTGGGTGGCGAATAAAACCCATATTTGGGAACAGATACGGCATTTGTGATGACTACAAACGCCCAATCTCAAGCAGTTCCGTTTCAATCCTATTATGGAACCAAGGTAAGTGGATATCGTTTAGCACATACGGATGGTGCCCGTTTGGCACCTCCTAGCGCCCCATATTTGGGTCGGGAAGGTAAATGTTCTGCTAACGAGGACACCTGTGAAGGGTTTGCCATTAAGGATTCACAGTTTTGTGTGGGTCATTCCCGCAAGGTTGGGAAAACTAAGAAGGTTTCATAATGGCGTATGTAGCCCAGACTGCTGCCACGCTGCGTGGTTTTGTCCGTGATATAACTGATTTGGATACTGCTGATTTGCCAGACAGTTTGTTGAATATGTATATTCGTGACGGCTATTATCGTATATTGGACCTTGAGAAGCGTTGGAAGTTTCTGGAAGAAACCTTCACTTTTAATACTGTTATTAACCAACGGGCTTATACGATAGCGAACTTTACTGCTGACCCTATTCGTGAGGTTATTTCTATTGTGGACAATACGGCTGTGGGTAACCGTTTGGACATGGTTGGTCACGACATGGCTGAAGAAACCTATGTGGGTAGTTACGATATTTCAGGTAATCCGTTGTTTTATTCTATTTGGGATGGTCAAATTCATTTGTATCCAAAACCGAATAATGTTCGGACTTTGACTTGTCGTGGTTATCGTGAGCCGACTGATTGGATTACTAGCGCAGGTAATGTTGATGCTTCCAAGAATTTGCATTTGCCTTTGGTGTATTATGCGTGCAGTCGTATTTATCAGCGTCTTGAGGATACTGGTATGTCGGCTGAGTATAAGCGTGCTTTTGATGAGGGTGTTTCGTTGGCACGAAACGCCGAAATTAAACCAACTAGTCATGCTCATTTAATATTGTCGCATGGACAAACTCGTGGCAGACCGACCTTTAAGGGTTGGATGCAGCAACTTGGAAGGACGCTTGGCGAGTAATGACTGTCGGTATTTATGAGCAACAGGATTTTACTGGTGGGCTAAATTTGCGTGCTGACCAGTTTCAGTTGGCTGAGAATGAGTCGCCTAAGATGTTGAATGTTGATGTGGACCCTAGGGGCGGGGTGTTTTCTCGTGGTGGCTATACGGCTATCAATAGTACGGTTGTCCCTAGTTGGAATCCTCATAGGTTGTTTCGGTTTGATGGTGATGCGCCACAAATAATGTTGTCCAATAGCACTAAGGTTTATCGTTCTACTGGAGCAAATTTTTCTACTTTACAATATTCGTCTGGTAACGATATTGCTATTGGTTCTAGTTGGGGTGCTGGGTTTGCTCAATGGGGTAAGATTCTTTATATTTCTACTGGCACTAGCGGCAACGGTGGCTACAAGTGGGAGACCGCTAATACTTATGCTAGTGCTTTGACTGCCAGCGGTCCTACTTGGCAGCCGTATATTTCTCCTACGGGTGGGTTTATGCCGTGTGCAAAGTTGTTGGCTGTCCACGCTAACAAGATGTTTGCTGCTAACACTATTGAGGATGGTGTTTCGTATCCGAATCGTGTGCGTTGGTCGCACGATTCTTTGCCTGAGGATTGGATGACTGACGACTATTTGGATGTTGAGGGTGGCGGTAATGGTATTACTGGTTTGGCTGTTGTTTCAGGTCAGTTAGTTATTTTTAAACCTAGAGCCATTTTTGTGTTGTTTGGTTACGATTCTGACAGTTTTACTATCGTTGAGTTATCCAACCATTTAGGTATTAGCACACCTCGGAATGCTGCGCAATCCGATGTCGGTTTGTATTTCTTTTCTTACCCTGAGGGTTTTCATTACTATAATGGTTCCAGTATTAAAAACATTTTTAATCAGTTGCAACCGATTATGGATTTAAATTATTTGGATGTGACCACTAAACCTGTTGATGTTTCTTGGGTTAATAACCGTGTGTGGTTTGCTGTGCCTTATTCTACGACTGGTACTGCTGCCACAAAGGCAACAGTTAATTTTGTTTATGACCCGTCTATTAGTGATGCTGGTACTTATACGATGTTTCAGTCATCGGATTCGTATGGGCTTGTTGGTGGGATAAATTGGGAGAACTCTAGCGGTAAAGCGTTTGGTTTGTTGTGTCATGCGAACATTGGGCGTGTTGTTTCGGTGGACAACTTTGATGAGCAGCAGGACAATTTGGATGGGACTGCTTCCAGTTTTGTTACTTATTATCGGACTAAGTGGTTTGATGCTGGTTCATATATTCAAAAGAAGATGTTTCGCCGTCCTGATTTTGTTCTCAAGGAACCTGACGCTAGCACCACGATTACGGTTGATGTGTACCACAATTTTGATGAGGCTGAAGGTAATCAGCGTAGGACTTTTAATTTGACTTTGACTCCTGATGCTACTGCGATGGCTTGGGGTTCTGGTGTGTGGGGTACTGGTTTGTGGGGTGCTGGTGCTGCTAGTGCTGTTGTTGTTACTGGTTCTAATTTGGGTCTTGCTAGATGTGTTCAATTACAGTTTTCTGGCGAGTTAGGTAAAAAATGGGGTATCAATAGTATTGGTTACAAATTTCAATCACGAAGGGTTAAAGGTTAATGGCTACACTTACTATTCCTTACAGTTTTGTTAATGGCACTACTGCGGTTGCTGCTGAAGTTAATAGCAACTTTTCTGCTATTAAAACTTTTTGCGAAGCGTTGGCGGCTGGTACAAACATTGATGCTGGTGCTATCACTAGTGGTTCTTTGTCTGCGACTGGTGTTGTTGCTGGTTCATATACGACAGCGGATATTACGGTTGATTCGCAGGGTCGTATTACGGCTGCTGCGTCTGGCAGCAGTGTTACTGGTGATAGTGACCAAGTTGTGTTGGGTTCGCAGGTGTTTGGATAATGGCTGAAAATTTGAATCTGCCTCTGATTAACATTCTTACTAGTGTTGATGCGGATGTGTTGCGTCAAATTTTTACTGATATCACTAAGCAAATAAATGAAATGAATAACGAGTTAAAAACATTGAAACAGGGTTAGTTCATTATGAGCATGACAGATTATTATGGTGATTATGGGGTGGCTGAGGCGGGCGCTTTGCGCCGCCGTCAGCGTGCCAGTCTTGCTAATCAGGCTGCTGCGTTTCAGGGACAGAAGCGTGGTAAGCGCCGTATTGAGGATGTTACCCGTGTCTATAGTGAGGGGTATCAGCCGTTGGCTTCTAGTTTTGGTCAGCGTGGTTTGGGTGGTCCAAGTGTCAAGTCGGGTATTCGCCGTTCGGGTCTTAGTCGTTATGCGGAGAAGTTTCAACGGGATTTGGGTGCCGAGACACAGAACATTCAGGATGATTTAAATAATATTGCGATGCAGGAGGCTGACCAGCAGGCGGAACTTGAGGATTATATTGCTCAGTTGCGTTTGCAGAAGGCTCAACAGATTATGGCTACGGCTGCTAGTTTGCAGCAGTATGCCTCATATTAGGAACATTTAGGAGATTATTATGGCTAAAGATAGCGACAAAAAATATAGGGGCACAAGAGGGCAATTGACTGGTGGCGCTGATGCGTTGCAGGCTCAATTGGATTTGTTGGCTATAGAAGAACCTGACCTTGCTGACCGTCAGGAAGGACCATATATTTCTAAAGAAATGCGAGAATTTCTTAAATGGAA